ACCAGCCTTGACTTACTTCAGTTTTAACATGGTGAATTTTATCTGCTTGCTCTAAACTTTGTATAATTACGGCTAAGTCTGTGGGCTTATCTAAATCCTTATGTACCTCTTTCCAAAAATCTTTAATTCCTAACGGTTTAGTTGTACCAGCAAGGAGGCGCACAAGTTTATCTGCGACCGCTGAATGTCTCCCTTTTCCAAATTCTCCAAGAGCTTTTGGCATACTATGTTCCGCTGCAGATAAGATGGTATTGGCATATAGCACATCTCTTTCAGAGACAGTTTGCGATAAACGGGAAGCTGCACTAATGAGTGTGATTTTAAGCAATTGAGTGAATCTTCTGGTCGAATAATTTCTGAATCGTATATCAGGAATGTCCTCCCACCCTTTATAAATAGCTTCAAGCATCGTATACGCAACAGATTCAATCTGCGCTTCTCCTCGCATTTTGAGTTGAATTTCTTTAAGAACGGTGATGAGCTTAGCAGTAAATTCTGGCGGCGGCGTTGGTGGGATCGTAAACTTCCTAGCACTTTTTTCTCCATTAATCAACAGTATTCTACTAAACCAGCCTTGTCCAATAAGTTCTGCAGGGAAGGCCAAGACGATATTTTGAGACGTAGTACCAAGCATGGTACTGATGGTAGGATCGAATACAGCGACACTCCTACCGTTCTTGATCCTACTTTGGTATACACCGTCAAAGTCCCACAACTGACCAAGCATCGCGCAGAATTCAACATTTCCCATTCCTAAGAAATCAATGAGTTCATCTGCCGCAATAAGAATGCATCGTGGCTCACCGTCATGTGTTGTTTCAACGCCCCATAAATTATCAGATGTGACTCTATCGTAAGTTCTGGGATTGCGACTAGTTGCATAAATGTCTTCCGTTTCTCCCTGTAAATCCAGAAGAAACTTTTCTTTTGTTGTTCTATCAGCAGCGATAGTCGTATACCCCGCGGCAACAAGGAGTTTTCGCATACCTTTGATAGCAACACTTTTTCTAGAACCACTATCTCCAACGAGCATACAGTAGAGGTTTGGATTGATGTTCGTATCGCCGAATCGAAGATGAAAGTTTCTACCAAGCACGGCTCCGATAGCTGTGATAGAACACCAGCGATGATACTGGTAAGGAGGTTCAGTTTCTTTTCGGTATTCGAGGTAAAGATCCAAGAAGGATTCATCAGCCACGGCCACTCCTGAGCCACTCTTGATACAAGTTCTCTATATCTTCGCACATATAATAAGGTTCCCAGGATTGACCATAAAGTTTAGACCAATTACTAGCTGTATAACGTGTATATATATTTTTGTTTGTGCATATAACTTCACCAACTGCAGGTTCTACAGATTGAATTCGTTCAGTATTCATGTTACCAGCTCATAGTGTTTAATCTTTTGTATTTGATTCCATGTACCTGGGCCAGCTTTCATTGCAGTTGGTACTCTTAAAATGCGTACTTTACCACGAATATCAGTAACAGGAATATCAAAATCCATACATTTATACACACTCCAAATAAGATCCTCTCTCCCAATTCTATACTGAAACAAAATGCTATCGTGAATCTGGGCGCAGAGTTTGAAGTCGGTTGAATTCGGAAGATAAACTTCATAGAATATCTTCATCCATGCTTTATTCAATGTCATCGCATTGAGTGATTGTGGCGGATGTGCCACATAAGCGTTTAGATCCTGTTTATTTATAGCTGGATGCCCAAAACAATAACGAGTCCAACCAGTTGCGCCTACGAGCAGCTTAAAGGTTTTAACTTGGTACTTAATCCAGTCGTGATATGCGCCTCGTATTACTGGATACGATTTATCGAAACAACTGAGTAAGTATTCGCACACTTGACGAAGTGTCCAATCCTTGGGGAGTTTAAGAAGTTCTCGTGCTCTAAGAACATTTTGAATTCCCATTGTATCGAGAAGTACCCGCCATCCCATGTTGTAGTTCGCGCCATGATTGACTCGTTTAGATAAGTCACGCAATTCTGTATCAAGAATGCTACCATCGGTGTCCATAATTTTCTCGTATGGTACACCAAAAAAGGCAGCGCAATTGATACTGTGGAAATCTCTAGATCCTCCCACAGCTTCGAGGTATTTTTCATCCCCTGTAATGTTAGCTGTATCCCTAGATTCTGCTTGCTCATAATCTGCCTCTCCTAATTCAAATTCGTTGTCCGGTGCGTAAACAGACCGGAAGCTAATTTCTTTTGTATCTCTTGGAGCGTTGTGAATCTGAAGGCCGCACCAGAAATGCGACTCTTGAGAAGCCAAGCGTCCTGTATCTGTTCCGTGCGGATTAACTTGATAGACAATTCTTCCATTGAGCGTGATTCCATCTTTAAGATAACTGCTAAGGAGTTTGCGATCCTTTCGTATTTTCTCAATACTATCGACAACAAATGAGTTGAGTGGATGTCGATTCTTAACTTTGTCCCTATCGGGAGCTGAGCTACTTGTAATATCGCTAGATCCAAGAACTTTCCAAAGTCGAACGCATTGCGGTGGGGAATTTGGATTAAAATTTGGTTCTCCAAGACTCGCTCTGAGATCTTCGAGTCTAGCTGCAACTCGCTCTTCGATTCTATCTCGCAGTTGTTCAAAGTTTTTTTCATGTAATTTAATCCCTGTAAGTTCTGCGAGTAAGCAAGGAAATACTAAGGGGAACTCCAACTGAAAATTCTTGAGCGCCCATTCAGGCATCTCTTTAAGCAAGCACAGAAAAGAAAGCGCGGTAGTAAACGAATCTTTAGCGTTGTATCTGTAGTATTCATAACTATGAATAGGGACATTTCGTTCGTTCTTCCAAAACTCCCACGAACGTACCATAAAACTAACGATAAAATCGAGACGCTTTGGAAGTTCAGAGTACCAGGAATGAAATAAATGAGCAGTATCAAATCTCCACGAACATACGGGCAATCCCCATCGGAGAAAGTAAGCGTTATCATACTTCCCATTTTGAAAGATTTTAGGTATTGGAAGTGCATTAAATTTATGTATCCATGCGAGTTCATATTCTTCTTTGAAAGGAATTACAATGGAATGTAGACGAAAACGATTTGTGCGCCGATCAATCCAAATACCACAATAACTAACGCAAGTAATGGCGAGGTCATATTCAACTGTTTCAATGTCAATTGATATATAATCAGCTGAACTAAAATCAGCATACAAATCAGGAAGCCTGGCAGGAGTAGCAACTTCCCAACTGAAAGGAGGAATGGGTAGCCACTTAGAGGGAGAAGTAAATTTACTAAGATAACGTTCATATAAGAATTTACCTGTTGTTGTTGTAATAAGATGCTCAATAGGATTAAGAATAAGATATTCAACGCCGTTACGCTCAATAATACTCCCGCTATAATCGTCAAGCGTAGGTTGTTTACGATCATCGCTACGTCCAAGTAGCCGTGCTAACAATCGTTGATTGGTTACGCATACATTTCTGCAATTTGCTTGTTTAGCCCTTATCTCTACTTCCGTTACAGTTAGTGGAGTACTATCATTCAGACGTACTGAATGATTTGAAAGAAGTCCCTTCAGATGCGGAAGAAAGTTCCGATCTGAAGGATGTACTTGGAACAATAAGTTCACGAAGCCTTATCAAGACGATCTAATGCCGCAGAATCGGAGTATCCATTTGGATATCGTTTAGTAAGTTTACGAATATTCTCATCTATAAGTTGATCAATAGTACAATTCAATACATTACAGATATGTTGAATATAAAAAAGCGCATCTCCACATTCTTCACGAAGATTAGTTTCAACTTCTTTCGTTAGCGGTTTATTATAAATCCAGCATTTCTTAATTGCATCTAACAATTCTCCAGCCTCACCGGATACTCCAACGGCCCCATGTAATAGATCATGTACAGGAGAGCCTAATTTTTTAGCGCGTGATGCAACAAAATTTGGGTAGATCAACTCCAGTAATACAGTAGCCATTAGCTATTCCTCAAGAGAAAAAAAGGGGAGTCTTGTTAACCTCCCCACCCTAACCTATACCGGGACGAACTGTACGAGATTCATATATTCACGCTGTTTTTCTTTATCAATCGTCTTTTTACAGACGAGCAGCGCGTTAATCCCTTTACTAGCGGCAATGATTTCTCGGTTGTTCTTCGATTTGATTCTCTCGCCAATGGCTTTGAGAACGATCTTAGCAAAGCCGCGTCCAGTCTCATTGTCGAGCATGAATGCGATATCGCCTTGATCTCCAACCTTTACGAGCGTTGCTTCTCCTGGATTTGCCAGCTCTTTGATCTCCACGCATTTAACTTTCATACTAAGTGCAGGATGATTTGCGATAGTCTTTTCTTCGAGACCATTCGGCAAATGTACGATGTACGCTCCCGTAGGAAATGCCAGAAATTGTGGCAAATCTGCGATATCGTCCAACGTACCATCGAGAATAGAAAACCCTTCTTTGCCTGCTTCCATGTTGATGATTCTCCTGAGTGATGATTGATGATTGAAAGACCTAGTAACTGACTAGGCAGCAGATTGGCGAGCTTCTTCCGCCAAACCTTCTACCATTGTAGCCATACTGCATAAAGCTTCAATGGTTGAATCGTTAGTAAGTGTAGATGTGATTAACTCATCTGGAATACCTTGTTCACTAACATGAGTAATTACATTAATTCTCTGTTCTCGCTCTATACGAATACAGATACCTCCCATTTTCCTAATCCATTCAGCTTCATTAGGAAAACGAAGATCACTAATAACATGTCTAACTATATTTCCGCCTTTAGATTCGAGTTTATCTTGCATAATCCAGATCCAAACATCAGGACTAATGTGTTGGCGGCCCCATTCTGTGCCTAATGTTTGTAACATTCTACGTGGAGATTTATTATAGAAACGATGATCTATTTCTTTTCCTACCATTTCGCTTCGTAAATTATGCAGATAAGGTAAAGTATTAAGCATCTTGTATATAGGTTCAGCAAAAGAATATTGTTCATAACCAAACTGTTCAGTAAGTGCCTGTGCAAATGTATCTTTCCCGCTTCGTGCAGCACCAGAAATTCCTATAAGTCTAATTTTTCCTCGTAGATAGCTGTACATATTATTCTTTATCGTCTATAGAATCTAGTTTATAGGTATACCATTTTCCGTCTAACAGAATTTCAATTTCTAAAGCACGCACAGTCTCAGTAACATATTGACGATCTTCTAGATAAATAGTTCCTACAAAGTTACCAGCTCCATCAAAGATATCTCCTTCTTCTGGTTCTGTAAGATCAACAGTAACAGTAATGGGTTCCATTGTGTACCTCCAAGGTTATTTAAGTTTAGCTACTTGAGCAATTGCGCTTGTTAAAATGGTCGCTGCTTTATTTTCTACTTGTTCAGTTGTCTTAATCGTACCGTCAAAGAACGGAAGTAGACTTGGAACTTTCATGGTTTCGACAGCCACATCAAGCCGTGAACCAGCAAGAATAGAAGGACGATAAGTAGTAGAACTACCATAATTATGTTTACCAAGTCCAATGTCGCAGTATACAATATGATCGAAAAAGCGAGCAAGATTACGACTGTAATTATCCGTTCCGCTAACAGGAACCAACTTAGTTTTGTCATCCTCCATTCTCGCTTGCGTAGTATGACAGATGAGAACTACATTGTACCAAGATTGTTGGATAAGGCTATAGATACCATCAAGTTTAGTTCCCTGCTGTCTGTATTCTTCCCATCCAGCTTTGAAGCTGTCATCTTTGCCATGCAAGATTCTATTAAGGGCCGATACCCCGATTTGAGTTCCTGAATCAAGGACCAAGATACGATCTTTACCGTACATGGTTCGTAGATCAAATTCGTCTCCTCCTAAACCTTGTTTACTGCATACATCACAGCCCATTTTACCATGCATATGACAAATAATACCTTTAGTTCCACGAACTACTTTATTAATTGTTTCTATCGCAATCGGCCAATCTTTCGTATCAGGAATCTTAATAAGATTAATACGTTCCTGCTGTTCAGCTGGAAGTTTATAGAGCACAGAGCTACCATTTTCTAGATCGAACCAATCGAGATAGAATTGACTAGCAAGCCAAGAAGCTAGTGTAGATTTACCAGTCTTAGAATCTCCAAATGCAAGGACACGACTAGGTGTCCAAGATAGTTGCTTAATGTCAGTTAACTTCATAGTACCAATGCCTCCTGTCCTCGTTCTAGTTGAGCGTTAATAAGATCCATCAATGTGATATCGAATGTAAATTCCTCTTTAACTACTTCAGGATTCACATTCTTTAGAATTGTTTCATCACTCAGATTACATACACCAAAGAACTCACAAGGTTTACCAAATGCTTCACAGCTCTCACCATACATAGGCCAGCATTCTTCTTTATCATAACCTACGATATGTTCTACATCTATTAAGAGCTGCTTAATCCAATATGCACGCTGAGTATGAAACTTAGCGAAAGGAAACGGTTCGTAATCTTCTACTGGAGTTTTAAATACAAAATATAGAATCTCATAACTACTACCTTCTACTTCTGGGTGTTGTTGAGCTATATAATCACAGACTAAACTATATCCAAGTCCTTGACCGCTGTTCTGAAACTTAGCTGCACCTACAAATTTACTAGCAGTAGTTTTAATTTCCAAAACTACTAATTTTTTAGTACGTTTATGGATAAGTATAACATCTACATATCCACGATATTGGAAATCTGCACCGATATTAATTCTAAAGCCAAGCTCTACCGCAGGTTTCTTATTAAATGTAGCAACATCATAATCCGCGAGCATTGCATCTTTATATCGTCCATTAAATATATTAAGTGCGTGATATGCGTGCCATAAAGTTTTCTTTTTTCTCTCTGTTCTCTGATCGTACTCTAGAATATCGCTGCTCCACTTACAGAATATCTCATACCAGATTTCTTCGAGCGACCTATTAAGTAGAAGCTGCTGTATTCCATAACCTACTGCGTGTCCATAAATAAGATCATCGTTCTCCTCCACGGGTCTGTTCAAAAGTTTGGTGAGTTGATACTTTCGTGGGCAGCGGTGCAGGAGTAGTAAACTCGAATGGGAAAGACGTTTGAGTATTGGATGGATCATGTTTAGCTACTTCTTCTTCTGCCCAAAGAATCGCGTAATAGACTCCACCAGCATCGAGTCTCCATACTTTACATAATTCTTGAAGCTCATAGCTGTGGATGTTAAGAAGATTTTCATTGAGTCTATACGTTGTATGCTGTCTACCTTGGCCGTATTCATCCGTATTATCATAATGTGGTATAAGCCATGCAGCAAATGCTTTAGTTTCTGCCATGTAATTGATGTACGCAGTATACTGATCGCGTACATACAAGACTGCAAGTATTTTAATAGCTTGTTCATATGCTTTATCGTTCGGAATACTGAACATGATAAGTGTCAGGATGCACTATCAGAGCTTTCCATCATAGCCATACGAACGAACTCTTGTACAATTTCGGGAACAATACGTTTGATTAAATCCGCAGGAGTTTCGTTGAGGCCAAGAGTAAACCTAGCTTCTTGAATCTCTGAACCACAACAGAATGCATAAGCACAAATCTCTCGACTAGCACCAAGTTTAGGTGCATAGAGAGCAATACTCATTACCTTGTTGTGATTAACAAAGAAACGGGTACACTTACGAATACAAGATTCTGGACAACTTTCAGAGAAGAAATCTTGAGGTCTACTAACAAAATCTACTCTATCATTTACTTCAAGGTCGTCATCGTGTCTTGGTAGAAGATTTGGATTCATAAATCTTCTAATCCTATATTCTTAAGTCCTCTATTCCGTCCACTAGCAGCACTCTTAACAGTATCTTCTACTATTTTTGTTTGCGTTTTCTTTTGCAATCCAGCGAATATAGTTGCACGTTGTTCAGGTTTGAGCATATGGATAAGTTCGGGATCTTTCTGAAGATTACGATGAATAGTCTGCAACAACGAATCCATCATTGGATGCGCTGTTAGCAAAGCTTGTTCAAGACTATTGATCTTAGTAGCCAATTCCAACATTCCAGGATACTCAATCGGCACACCACTACTAGGCGGTGGCGGTATCTCTGGGAGTAAACTGTCGCTCATCAGGTGTATTCTCCAAGGTTATATTCTTTTGTTCATTCTCCGCTTGAACAGGAGCAGGTAAATCTTTTACTCCTGCTTTGTGCATAGGAATAGGTACTTGTTTCCAATCTGGATACTTAATAGGATTCTGTGCAGCTAATTGTTTACGCAGCTCATCAAACTTAGACTTAACATAAGACCAATGAACCCATCCATTCTTAAGCATGAGTTCATCGAGTCTACTGTATGCTACTCTACGAGAGCAACGAAGTTTAATCATCATCCAATTCTCTCCGTCGCTCTTAACATACTTAGTAAGTCTCATAGATCGGTTGTGCTTAATTCCTTTTTAATAGCAACGAGTCCATATCGTTGTTTAAGTTTAAATTCTAAACGTACATGACGCTTATCAGCTAAAGCTATACGTTTAATCGTTAATTTCAGAGGACTAATCTCGTTCGCAATCTTAAATGCTGTATCCTCATTCTTCTCTTTAATAACTGCTTTAACCACTCTAGAGACAATTAGTTTGTGTACCTCAACAGTACATGAATGAGTGTCAGAAATCTTAAGACGCTGCCAAATCTCCTGATACTTCCGTACCACTTTGTAGATCCTTTTCTTCTATTATCATTACTGGATACTTCTTAAGTGGTGAAGGACGAGCGAACTGGATATAGGCTATTACAGGAGCTTCAGTTGTTTCTGGATTTTCTTCTATTTTTACTTTAAAATTAAGTACAGTACGTTCTTCAGCGGAAGCTAGTCCAAGTTTTTCGAGCAAAGAATCTTGTTTAGATTTATGATGATGCATACGAGTACGGAAAGTTTCAGCTTGAGATTTATCGGGAAAATACAAGACGAGTTTAGAACCTGTGAGAAGTTGATTATAGATTTGTTGAAAAGATAAATCTGTACGTTGCATTATAACGTCTTAAACATAAGGAGTAAACTCTTTTAATTCAGGTATAGGTTTAAGTAATTCCTTTTCTGCATGAAAAGATGCTAGACGTAACTTAACTACAACTTCAGAAGTAACGTATTTTTGCAGGAAAAAAGAA